CTGCCGTTACGTTGTTACATCTTAAAGATCCAACAACTTGTTGGTTTGTAGCTTCCGATGGACCATTCACAAAAAATGAAACGGTTCCAACTTGATTGATAACATTTGTTCCTAAGTTTGTTGATAGTCCTCCACCCGTTCTATACTGAATAAATAAAGTTGTGTTTGCTCTAAGTGCTGACCCTAACGATAAATTGTTTTGATACAATTGTAGATTTAAAGGAACTCCTAACGTTGTAAATTGGTTAAGAGCGTCTTGTGCTGTGTTTGTCCCTCCACCGAAAGTCATCTTCAAAAATCCTTCAGGTGTATATTCAGTAATAAATTTGTCTTGTGTTTGAATATAACGTCCAACTTTAATTCCTGGTTGGTCCGATACTTTGGTTGGATCTTCAATAAAGATTCTATCTTCAGCTAAAGCATCAACTTCATACCATTTGTTTTGTAATCCTAAAAATTCATTAACGGTCGGCACTGTTGTGTAACTTGTACCATCCTTTAAAAGAACACTAGTAACACCTAATACATTCTTCTCAGGTAAAAAAACCTCTAAGAATGGTCTTACGTCACTAGGAGTAATTACTCTTTTGAATACTTTAGTTATACCATTAACAACAACTTCTCTTTTAGTTATAGTATAGTTAACTAATCTATTACTACTATCAAAGTTTGGTATCTTAAGTCTATTAGGAAATCCTTGAGAATTATATGGAGATGCGAAATCAATGTCTTCTACGTTTTCAAAAACTTGTCCTGCTCCTAAAACTTGTGATCCTCTTCTCAATTGTCCCAAGTATCTTTCGTCTTCTTTGTCACCAAATGCAGGTACTGTTATTGAAAAATCAACTAAAGCTACTGAAGGTCTTTGACCCGGTAATTTTAATCCGTAAGTTCTTGCAATGTTGTAAATTGAAGATCTTTGTTGTGCATATTGAAGAACTGTCTCTTGAATACTTCTATCAATATGATAATGTAAGTTATCTGCAACAGCAGCGTTTAAATCCAAAAACACAGAAAACACCGAAGCGTCATTAAAGTTTTGAATTAATTCAGGATAGTAAGTACGAACGTATTGTATAAGTTCTGACCTTATTCCTTCAAAGTCTCTGGTTGTATATGATATCTTACGATTAGCCATCTATCTTAAATATTGATAATTACAAAATCACTTGTTGCAAATGCACTGTCTTGGACAGAATATTCTATTTTTATTTTTGCAGTATATTCTGCGGTTCCTTTTCCAGGGTATCTATAAACAGGTGAGGTTGGTGTATTTGATGTGAAAGCGTTGTCGTCCGCCTCCTCTTCTGGATTCAAAGGTTCTACTGTTAATCTATTAATTAATAAATTTGGAATATATTTTTCAACTGAAGATCTGATATCAGATTCAATCGCATCAAAAGTTAAACCATCAAATGGTTCAAAAAGATACTCATAAAGTCTTGTACCAAAATCAGGTAAAAAATATCTAGATCCTTTTCTAGTAAGAAGTAGGTTAATAAGATCCGCTCTGATTTCTTGTCCCGCAGTGTTGGTTAAATCCAAGTAGTCACCACGAACAGAATCTCTGAAAGGAAAATTTATACCATATGTAGTTCCGTCTCCCATATAGTATAAATATACTTGCTTTATTTTTCAATTAAAGTCCTATTACCTTTAATTGCTTTTGGAGTGAAAGGACAATGTCTACAACAATTACCACAACAATATCCTCGTTTGATATGATATTCTTCAGTCATCACTTTAAATCCGTTCTCAATATAAAAATCAGAAGGGAGAAGTTTTGGCTTCTCCCTTACTGTATTATCTGTTTCCTTTGATCGAGTCATACATTCCAGTTACAATGTTCTGAACTAATTTATCGTGTTCCATTATGCCATCACAACTTCACATGCACCTCCCGCACAAGCAACTTCGCCTGATAGGTCTGTGTTATCATCAACTTCAACAATTTTAGATAAATCAACATCTTTTAATGTTTCCATCAACTCATCATATTTTTCTTCAGTACAATCTTCAAACGGTGCTTGAATATATGTACCTCCATCGTATGGTAATACTGAAAGTCCATTGTAATATTCTCTGTTCTCCCACATCCATTCACCAACCGCTGGCCACTCGTGCTCTCTGATTGAAATGGTTGCAGATACATTGTGAGCATTTGATCCACTTCTGTGACCTGGTTTAATCCATTCTTGTTGAACCTTCTTCACTCTCTCCAATAATTGGATTGGTGATTCATTTCTTAGAATTGATCCTTCAGGTGCTTTTTGTGGAATTCCAATAACCGCAGTATCATGTGGTCTGAAATATTCATCTTCAACAAGTTCAGGATGATTTTGTTTTAGATGAGAATAAATTGATTCGTTTTTACCAACTCTTACTCTTCTAATATAATACTCATTATGCCAAGCATGTATTCCTGATGATGTACCTAAAGTTAATGATGTTGTTCCTGCAGGTTTTACTGTTGTTGTTCTTGCCGCTGGATTGATCTTCAATAACTCAGCAGTTCTTTTGTTTTCTTCTTTAACAACTTTCGCAGCCGCTTTCATATCTAACTTTAAAACTGCTCCTGATCCGATACCTGTCATTGATATTCCAACTAACGCATCTTTCTCAGTAGTTCTTTGCCATATTGGTCTCAAGTAGTGGAAGTTAGTATATCCCGCTTGAAGAGTACCAATGAATGATGCAGCCTTTACTCTTGCCTCGTAGTCTTCTTGTGACACCACATTCGATACGTTTACCTCTGTAAGATTACAGAATTGGAATGGTCTAAGAGCAATCTCACAACAAGGATTAGTTCCCCAATCTTTATCGTTTGATAAGTAGATACCAGGTTCTCCTGCTCCACTTGCCTCAATTCTCTTCCATAAGTCCATAAAGTAATCTTTATTAACTTTATGTCTCATTAAACTAACCGAGTTGTTAGCTCTACCTCTTTGTGGATTTGTTTCCCACCAAGCCCCACTCTTACAACTAATCATTTCATCATCAGATGCAGAGAATAAAGAGATAAGTGCCGCTCTTCTGATACCACCTGCCAATACCGCATCTGCAATATGACAAACCATATCATGAACTTCAATTGGTCTCAATTTTTGACCATCTTCTTTTGAATCAAGAATACCTTCTAATTTGATAAGACATTCTTTTAATGGTTGAGGACCAGGTGCTTTACCACCCGATGTAACTAATCTAGCCCCTTTTGGTCTGATGTCCGAAAAATCAAATTCGATTTTTGAACCACCAAAGAAATAAGACTTAACCAATACTTTAACGGCATCTGCCCATCCTTCAATAGAATCTGCAACTAACCATCTTCTTCCTCTCTCTTTGTTTGGTTTTCTGATTTCAGGTAATACTTCAACGTGATGTTTTTGTACTGAATAACCAACACCTGTTCCACCTAATAAAAGGAACATGATTTCTGAGAATACTCTCCAATCATCAACAGGTGCAAATGCACAGTTGTAAATTCTGTTGGGTGATATCTCAATTGGTTTTCCTGCGAATTGCATTGATCTCATTGATGGGAGAACTTGTTTCTTGTAAACATACATGTAGTTCTCACGGATTTCTTTTTCTAATTGGGGATACGTTTTGATGTGCATCTCCATGTTTCTTGTTACTAGCTCTTGCCAAGTCTCTCTTCTTTTCAATTCTGGAATATACTTTGCGTATTTCATATACACTGTAATGTCCGATAGGATTCGATTTGAAATGTCCATGTTTTTTTCTAATTTGTTTTAAAATGAAATTTATTAAAAAATCGGGGATTTTAAATGATAAATATAAACCATACTACCATTAGTCCCAATTTTTAATAAAAAATTCGTTGTTTTTTTAAAGTTTTTTTTCAAAGTAGGAGATATTTAAATCGTCTTACCTTGTTCTCTTTGTTTTCTTTTTTCAAGGAGTTCTTTAACTCTATCACTCTTCTTTTGTTCCTGTTGTCCTTCGAACCCTAAGAAGGTTACAGAAGACTCAGTATCAATTTCCAATAGTTCGTTATTGAACTTACAGTTCTCAAATACAACACCATCCTTACCAATTCTTGATTTAGTAATTGCAATGGTTGCCAAATTTAATTCCTTCTGTTGTAGTGTTTTTGCCACGGAGATGATTACGTGTCCCACTTGTGCTTTCTTGATAGATCCACCCATTTGGTCTGTAGTCACAACCTCAGATGAGATTGAACTTCTATTACCTTGAGTTGCTGTCCATCCAGCAAGATTCAACTCGTGACACATACCTTCAAAGCCTCTCATTACAGAACCTTCA